ATATATTCTTACGAAGCGGAGGATGAGTTTGAGCAAATTTTGGGAGATGTAGCTCCGCGAAATCGACAAAATGCAGTGAAAATGAAATCCGGAGATGAGTGTGCAATTTTTTTAAGCCTATTTTGTTTTTAAGGTGATGTATAGCTAGAGATAGTATAAAATTGTGTATTTTGCTATTTATAAAGGCTATAAATCTTATTCATGAGATTGAATGCAACGAGGAGGTATGACGAGTGCATGAGCTAGGCTCGTTAGAGACTGCTCGAAATATGTAATATAAGCAAAAATTAATTATTTTATTTTATGAACAATTTTAAAAAATTAGTTATTAACGTTCCTGCGAACATAAGATTTATGTCGCAGTGGAAGGAATTTTCGATTCCTGACATACCCCACATCATGAATAAGCAAATACCGGGATGTGGGTTTACAGAGTATTGTATTACCAACAATGAGGATGTCATCCTATGTAGTCCAAGGAAAATACTATTACAAAATAAGTATGAACAGCACAAGGATGATGTGTACTTGGTGGTCAACAGTTTTGAAAAAGATCCAGGTACTGACAAAGATTTAACAAGACAGCCAAGAATTTATAGGGCAGATAAAGAAAAAGAGACTATACCTGATAAAGAAGGACTATTTAAACAACTAACCTTTGAGATTTCTACCTACATAAAAGACTGTAGATATCATGATAAGCCTGCAAAGATATTAGTTACTTATGATTCTTTCAGGATTGTAAAAGATATTATTCGACATAACGACGACTTGGGCAGGTTTAGGATAATTATAGACGAATTTCAGAGTATATTCACTGATAGTAAGTTTAAGTCTGATACTGAGTTAGGGTTTGTCGGTCAAGTTCAAGACATTCAGAAGGTATGTTATGTCAGTGCAACTCCTATGATAGATAAATATTTAGCACAGATCGAGGAATTTAAAAATCTCCCATACTATGAATTAGATTGGGGTGCTCTTGATCCAGATAGACTAATAAAGCCAATTTTGGAAGTAAAGACCTTAAGAAGCGTATATATAGAGGCTGGTCCTATCATTAAAAAGTACTTAGATGGTAATTTCGACTTTAGATTCGTTATTGACAAAGATGGGAGTCCTAAGAAAGTAGATTCTAAGGAAGTAGTGTTCTATGTCAATTCAGTCAATAATATCACAAGTATTATTAAGAGGGCGAAACTAGGTCCAGATCAAGTAAATATCTTAGTTGCTAATACTCCTGAAAATTCTAAGAAAATAAAGAGATTGGGAAGAAAGTTTAGCATAGGTAAAGTACCTCTAAGGGATGAGCCTAGGAAAATGTTCACATTCTGTACTAGAACCGTTTACTTAGGGGCTGACTTTTATTCGGATAATGCTCAAACTGTAATCATTAGTGATGCAAACATAGATACACTGGCGGTTGATATTACATTGGACTTACCACAGATAATGGGTAGGCAAAGACTTCTTGATAACCCATGGAAAAACGAAGCAACCCTTTATTTCAAGCCAATATTAAATAAAAACGTAAAGAATGAGGACTTGTTTAATGATTTTATTAATGAAAAATTAAAAAAGTCAATGAGTCTCTTATCAGTTCATGAGAAAGGAAGTAATGAAGAAAAGTGGGCATTATCCGAAGCATATCAGAGATTAGCCACTGCATATAACTACCAAAAAGATTATGTAGCAGTTAATATAGACTGTAATGGTAAGATGAAGCCAGTTCTTAATAACTTAGTTCGTATATCAGAATTAAGAGCCTTCGAGATACAACAGAGTGATTACGCAGACAGGTTTAGTGTATTTAATGAATTGGGAAAAATAAGTGACATAGAAAATAAAGACGCATATTTAGAATTCTTTTCTGTCTATGATACACTTAAGGATCGGCGCAGTAAGTTGAAATATTTAGTAAATTATGGTCTAGAAGGAAACAGCATAGTGGGTATATTAGATATTATACCTGAGAAGAGGTTTAAAGACTATATAAATGTTCTTGGCTTAGATAAGATAAAATCTCTAGGTTGTGTACCATCAGCTATTGATAAAAAGCTTAATATTTTAACTTTTAATGAAGATAGTATAAAAGAGGCTGTCCAGAGTAATTTTGAAGTAGGTAAATCTTATACTAGGGTGTTTATAAAGGAAAAATTAATTGAGATTTACAAAAATTTAAATTATAGAGCAACTCCAAAGGCAAGTGACTTAAGTAAGTTCTTTGAAATAAAGTCTTGTAATATAACTGAAGGTGATAAGCGAGTTCATGGGTTTAAGATAATAAGTAAGAAATAAAAAAAAAATAGAGAGATTGGAGTTAATTTCCTTTCTCTCTTTTCTTTGCTTACATTTTCTTAAGTATTTTATTAGCTTTCTCTTTCATATAATAATTTAAATTTTAATTGACTAAGTGAAAAAATGCTTGTCTTATCAGTGGACATACATACTAAGTCATCTTCTTTTTTTGTCCTAACTAATATATCAATTCCTCCTGAGTCTTTTATTTCATATCCTCCTGTGTTTGACATTATTAGATCTAGTTTGGTACCGTCTACTATACTCTTAACTTTAGCTATATCAGATAACCACTCAGGGACATCATCACCCAATTTCCAGGTCCATATAGTAGTGGGATATTTTTTATTTATCCCTTTCTGCCTGTATGTTTTTATTTCTGTCTGTTGTGAATCCTTTAATTTTTTCCACATCTTCATTTATGTTGTTAATACCTAGATTTTTTAGATATGATGCAATTAGGTCTTGTGTTCTATTAATTGTTTCAAATGATTCTAGGTATACATTGATTTTAGATACAGTATTTTCTTTATTTTCTTCATAATCTTTGAGAATTAAGTTTACTGTATTACCTCTCAAGAAAATAAGATTAGATGTACTGTTCCATGTATAATATTTACCAACTATATTATATTCTGGTTCATTATTTTTTGATGTCCAGAAGTTTTTTACTATCTCTTTCTTAGGTAGTGTATAGATATCTTTCAGTGTTTCGTAGCTATTTCTTTCTATTTTCATAATAGGTAGCTCAACTGATGACATATGTACACTATCTAGATTTTTCAATTCTCTCTCACCTAGTTCTATTTTCTCTAAGCCATCTACATCTACTATCATAAAAGAAACGTGTGTATTATATATTTCTTTTGCATATAGTAGTGCTTCGAATAGTGTCTTGTGTATATTAGATTTTGAACAGATAAAAGAACTTGATTGATATAGTTCTGCAAATTTAAATGGATCAATTATTTTCTCCATGCCATTACTTAAGATGAACATAATATCTGACATTCCCTGTAAGGTATCAATTTTTTTATGTACATCTTCGTTAATCTCTTTGTCTAGTACAATAAATGTAATAATCGAGTGTCTTGGTTGATTAATTACATATACAGAATCTTTATTAATTACCATAATGTTAAATGTTTTATTTTAATTTCTATTCACTAATAAGATCCTAAGGCGTGTTTTTACGTAGTTTCCTTAATAATAGAGAATATGAAAACAAATAAAGAATTAAAGGAAAAATATCTAAATCAAAATAATGGAATATTATAAACTTAGAGATATAATTAGTTGTACAATTGCAATACTTATTATGGTTATTGTATTACTACTTATGAGTACTAGATGTTCTTCTAGTAACGAAGAATTCAGGGTTGTTAAAGTAGGTAATGCTTATAGTATAGAGTACCTAAATATTTATGGGTATTGGGTCTCTAACTATTATGAACTTACAGATGAAGGGTATGTAAATATTAATGGAGAGTTAAAAAGGATCCAAAAATATTACACTAATCCAGAAGAAGCAATAAAGGATATAAACTGGATCAGACTGCACCTACGTAATTCTGATAGTAAGAAGGAAAAGTCAGTAGTATATGAATAAAACAATAAACAGGTAAAATATGATAGATAAAGTTTTGTTAGATATAGTCGCTAATGATGCAGTAAAGACTATATGTATCTATGATCGAAGTAAGTTAGGTTCACTTATTAATCCTATGAGTGGTAAGATGGACTTTGATTATTTTCGTGAGAAGTATCCATCTCTTATTGCAGAAGAGATTAGTAAGTGTGGTAGAGTTTTGAGCAATGAAGAGGTGAATTATGTACTAAAAGAGTTTGAAATTAGAACAGGTAAGTATCTTAAGGAGATCTCATAATTATGAAAGTAGATATTTATATAGATGTTAATACGCTTTTTGAATTTATAATTTATTTCTTAGGTGTTACTCTAGTATTTTATTTCTTATCACGTATTCTAACTAGTAGGACTGGTTATAGGGTGGTAGAAATTGATAAAGGTTGTTATAAGATAGAGTATACTAATCTATTTGGTCTTTGGAGGTCAGATATATTTAAGAAATTGACAACTGACGGAGAGCTAGAGGTCAATTCTAATCATATATTAATTAAACCTTTCTATACTGATCCAGATGAGGCAGTAGAAGTGATAAAATTAATTCGTGAGAGTGAACAAAAGAAGAAAGTTAGAAAATTTAAGAAAAAAGTTTATTATTCAGATTTATAATTATGATAGAGATAAAAATAACAATAGATGATAAATCAAACTTCCCTATATCAATTAGTACTGGGGATAAGGTGATTAGAATAGATAATGTTGGAGAAAAGTCTACTACAATACAACAACAAGAATCACAGGTTAAGGTTGGTCGTATAATACAAATGATAGATAATGCTCTCGATTGCATCTTTAAAGATAATAGTTTCAAGTCAAGTACAAAAAAGACTATGAGGCGTGTTATTAATAGGTGGAAAGATTGGATTACTAAGAACAAACTTGATAATAACTTAGCAGCTTTTTCACAAGAGTCTTTTAATAGATTCACAGAAGGTTATAAGGATCAAAAATATTCTTATATATGTAGGAGAATTTTTAATGAATATATTAGAAGGAAACATGATTTGCCTAGGTTAGAAATAGAAACACGATTAAATAAGCCAAGTGAAGTAAAAGTAGATAAAGCAAATGAATTAGGTAGCATTATTAATAAGATTAGGAAGATTATAAATCCTGAGTCTAAATTATATGATGTCATACCAAGTTATGTAGAATTTACTCTCTATAAGAACAAGAGTAAGAGAAAATTGAATCTACATAAGGTAATTAATAAAAGAAACTTGGTAAAATCTATGCATAACTACCTACGAACTAATCATTATAAGAGTAGTGTAGAAGAACATGATCATTTTGCTGATGCATTAGGTAAGATATCAGAGGTAATACCGAAGAAGGTGATCAAGTTTAAATAATATAATAGTGGGAGAAATCCTACTATTTTTTTATCTGTCTGGCAAATGTAGAAGAGATAAAAAAAGAGATAGCAGGAATATAAATCCTTACTATTTTTTTTTATTTGCGAAAAGAATAAATCCTAACTACACCTAAGTTAATTTCTTGTTTCCCTATATAGATTTTCAGTATAGTTAGGATTATTTTACATGATGCTTAGTAAATTTTCCAAATCATCTAAGTCATCTCTTTGTACTCTTTCCTCATTTAGTTTTATAAGATCTCCTGTTCCTGCGACATATTCAGTTCCTGGAAATAAAATCTCTTTCGGCTGTATTGTCATTCCTTCTACAGAGCGATCATATGCATCCTTATATTTTTTTAACCAGTATTTTGCCCATTCACCTTTTGCATCTCTTAATTTATCATCAAAAGGTCCTTCACCAAATAAACCATCTTTAGGTCTAGGACATTCTAACATTACTTCTATTTCGTTGCCATCATCTTCTGGGTCTGTCATTTTATAGATCCAATAGAAGTAATTTTTTCCATTATATTTAAAAGTTCCATTATCGCTTGTCAAGTCTTTCCAGATATCTTCAATCAAGGCTATCGTATTATTACTTGAAATTCCACCAGGTAATAATAAAATTTGATCTTGTAGCAGTTTATCTCCCATTATCCATGCTTGACCTTTAATTGTTTTTCCTGCCATTTATTTTCTATATTAAATAAAAATAAAGAGACTACGTTCCGCTTTAGGTTCATAATCTCTTTACTTTTTTCTTATTCTACATAACCCATTAATTTTTCCGTTATTAACATATAGCTTATTGAGTTATAATATTCACCAAAATCAGTAGGTACATGGATAAAGCTAACTGGGAAGTGTTTTTCTACTTCTTTCTTAAATTGCTCATCCTCTAGATATTTGGCAAAGAAATGAGATAATCCACCCACAATTAAGAGTCCATTACTTGCATCTAGTTGTGAAGAGTATCTATTTTCAAGTAAGTTAAGAATATCAGATAAGTATTCTCTAGTATATCTATCTACTATATCTGAAAGATCTATAACTTTGCCTCGTCTAGTTAATATACCTGAATCTACTACTGTCTGTGCTTCCTTTGTTGAAATTCTATATTCATACGTCTTATAAATATAGTCTGCCACTTTTCTAGATATACAGATTACTCCAGTGTCAGGTATTCCAATAGTTGCACCAGCTGCAGATTTTTGATCAATTACTGCGCATATATCAACACTAAGATAACCACCATCGCATATTACATATGAGTCTAGTTTATTATCTGTCATGTGAATATTGCTATTTTTTACATTTTTACCATACTTAGCAAATGCTGCTTTACAAGCAAGTCCCTGTGGTAGACAAACAAAGAACTGTGTCTCAGGGTTAATTAAGAGTGATTCGTATAAGAAACTAAGTAAGTCATCTGCTTTATCACTAAATGCCATACTTAGACCTATTGCTACTTTATCCCACTTAATATGAGAGAATTTATTCAGGAAGTAACTAATAACCACCGGATAAATCTCTTTCATTTGCTCATAAGTTTCAAGTTTTAGCCTATAATTTCTATCCAGCTTAAGAGAATTTGGTCCTATTACATACCACTTACCGTTCAGCCTAAATACTGTATCGTTATCTATTTCTAGTGGTGCTTCTGGTAATTCTGATATAGCTGAAATCATTTTATAATTAACCAAACTACCATTATCATCAATATAAGAAATCTTAACTGATGAGTAGCCTAAGTCAATAGCTAAAACTCTTGGTCTTTTTTGCTTACTTGCTGCCATATTTTTCCTCAAAGAATTTAATAAACTTCTTAAATGTTTCTATAGTTTCTTTATCTACTTTGTATTTATTCATATCATTAACTAGATCATTTTCGAGATACTCTAAAGGTACGTGAGGCAGTAACATAGAAAATCCAGAGGTCATCATACCAACTGCATAATCTTTATCCATTACTCTACCATACGTATCATTCTTAAGATTTCTCACTACTACTAGTTGTGTAAGTTCAGATTCTTTATAGGGCTTATATGCAAATACTAATTTTCCACTTAGGAGACTACTATGAATACTGCTCCAAATACTAGATGCTACTTCATTTGCATCTCCCCATCCTACTATAACCTGATCTTCTTTAATTTGATTTGTTCTATTGTTTTCCATAAGTTTTTATTAATTTACTCCAGAGCTTCCAAAACCTCCTGACCCTCTAGTAGTATCTTCCATTATAACGTCTACTTTAACGAGTCTGGCTTTTTCTACTCTTGCAATTACTAACTGTGCTATTCTGTTTCCTGGATTTATGGTTACTTCTTCATTACTTAAGTTTACAAGAATGACACCAATAACTCCTCTATAAGATGCATCAATAGTGCCAGGTGTATTAAGTACAGTAACTCCTTTCTTAAGTGCTAAACCGCTTCTAGGTCTCACTTGTGCTTCATAATCATCTGGAAGTTCTATAATAATACCAGCACTTATCAATTTTCTCTCTAGTGGTTTAAGGATTACTGGCTCATCTATGTCAGCTCTTAGGTCCATACCACTATCACCTGGACGAGCATACTTAGGTAGTTCTAGTTTTGTTTTTGATACATTCTTAATCTTTAAAGTAATCATAATTTATATTTTCTTTTTGTTATAAATCTAAATAACCAAGAATTACCTGATACGAATCTTATTCTTCCTATCACATCAGGTCCTGTCCAGAATTGTCTAAGATCTACACAATATACGTCAAACCCATAATTTTCAGGACTTAGACATACACGATCATCTAGTAGTTTTCCTCCTGCTACTAATCCACTAAGACTTGACATTAGGTAGTCATAATCTTTAGGTAGTAAGTAAGAGCATTTTATATCATCCAGACCTAGCGAGTAATAAATAGGAAGTCCAAGTCTTACTGATTTACCATGTTGTTCAAATAAGACTGAATTGGACTCCTTTTCAAATTTTACCGTTATTGGTATTGGATTATCTGCTACAAGAGTATCGTGATTAAATAAAACTAAGTTATTGTAAATCTCTATGATATCTTCTTGTAATTTTGTCATAATCCTTAATATTCACCAGTTGCACAGAAAACTTTAATTCCTAAGTTGTCAAGTACTTCATATATTTGAGTAACTGGACCTGCTTCAACACTACCTTTAAGGTCTTTAATCTTCTTAATAGTAGTCAATAAGTCTTTTAGTGGGTTCTTAACACCACTGAACTTATCTTCTCTAAATAGACCAGTTCCATTTACTACTTTATCCAACATACTGATAATGTCCGTACCACCTGCTTGAGTAATCTTAGTAGTTGTTGGATATCCATTTTGCATGAAATTATAATCTACTATATTCCACTCAACTGTGTCAGTAGGTACATTAGCTGCATTCTCTTCATCTTCTGTAACATTCTGAATTGCGATCATATAACCTGATTTAATCAAGTAGTAATTAATGCAAGCAAAATCTTTAGTTGTCAGAACTTCGTCTTCATTAATTAGGTTAATAATTTCTTGATTAATGACTGCAGTGTCAAATTTTTGAATATTAGTTTTTAAGAATCCTTTAACGAATTCCATTACACTTATATTCATTACATCTTTGTCAAATCTTGCACGGTCAATACAACGACCTACTGTAGCTCCTGCATCTTTTGCTGGAATTGCATACAAATTTACTTCTATCATTTTATTAATTTATATTATGTTGTTTATTGTTAACTAAGTTTCATAGTTAGTTCTGGTTTAGTAATTACAAGGAAAATTGCCCAAAGAACTTCTTCGATATTTCCTTGCTCAAACATTCTTTTCTCACTAATAACGAATTCACCGGCAGTTAGTAGCGCTTTATACACTTCTGTAAAGTTAACTGGTTCATTTTTTATCCAGCTTCGTTGTTTATCAATTAAGTAAGATTCAAAATTACCATTCTGTACTTCACGTGTATCTAATAAAATCCACTCGGGTACGTCAAAAGCTTCCCTAAGTAGAGTAAATATATCAGTTATTCTAGCGATATTTTTATACTTATCTATTAATTTTAGGTAAGTATATCTAACTACTTGTGTGAAATCAGTATCCTCTATTGTCTTGATAAAATCTTTATTATTTTCCAACATTTTCTCGTAGTACAATAAAACTAGCCTCCCAAACAAGCATGAGATTCCTAATTTGTAAGTCTGTCTTTAAGAATGATGCTAGATAATTATAGTAACTATTCTTATCATCTTTCTGCACAAAACTAATAAGCATGTTGATATCGATATTAGTATTTTCCCATCTAAATCTATCGATAACTAATAACTTATTTAGGTCAAGTTCAGATAGTGAATTAATAGAACTAATTACTTTTCTCATTCTTCCTAATCTAACAGAACAACTAGGATTTCCACACTTAAGAAGACTTCCATAAATATCATTCTTACCTAACTTATAACCACATTCACAGGTAGGCCACATATAATCCCCATTACCTGGTTTGAATACATTACCTACCATAGGAATTGTACTATTAGCTAAGATAATCCCAACTGTTGCACCTGGTGTGATGTTATTTTTTATCAACTTACTTACACTTCCTGCACTAGGCTTTTTAATAGTACATCCTTTTACTTGTACTGGCTCTATTTCAACATTAGCACTCCAAGAATCTTTACCTTTCTTGCTTTGATCATTCCAGATAATTCTCTTGACTGTTGTTTTAATAGCTTCTGTTCCACTACCAGCACCTGCAAATTTTATAGCTCTCTGACATACACCTGTTTTATTATAGAGTACCCATCCATCGTTTAAGAAAGTACCTGTATCAGTAACAGTTCTATCACTTTCACAAATATTAGGAGTCTTAGATAATTCACTATATGTCCAAACTTGTGCAGGACAGAATGTAATATGTTGATCTATTGTAGAATATGAAATACCTAGTGAATATAGTGTTTTCCTATAGTCTGCATTCTTAAGATTTCTACCATCTTCACTTAGGTCATCTGTGTAATATCTAAATGCTCTAAGTGTTAGTAGTTCCTGTACCTCTTGATCACAGTACTTTGAGTTTATTAATCCATTTGCTTTCTGTCTAGCTTTTTCTGGATCAATGTCCCTAAGTCTTGTTATATCAATTAGTGCTTCACATTGAATAGCTACTATACCTTTTGGAAATTTACTAGGTATTAAGTTTATTAGTTTTGCAGTTTGATCTACACCCCAATCACCTATATTAGTATTTCCGACGGTTACTATTCTTTTTGGTATTCCGTTTATTGGGTCTAGATAAATGGCAATGCTAGAACCGTCATATTTTAAGGTACAATATATATCACCTGTACCTAATTCATTGACGGAAGTTTTTATTGCCTCATACATAGACCCAGGAGCTTTGAATTTTTTAATCTTATCAATATATGAATTTTTGGTTTTTGTTCCTTTAAGGTATGTGTCAAGTATATAATCTCTTACATAAAAACCATCTTCACTTATTGCTCTCTGTTCAAGTAAGTCATATTCAGAGTCACTTATTCCTGTCGGTTGTGAATCAATATAATAAGCCTTACATGCACTAATCAGATTCGACCACTTAGATAGAATATTATTATCTATATTCATAGTTTATTACTAAGTTTGATAGCTAATTCAATTATTAAGTTTTGAATCTCATTACTGAAAGTCTCTACAATATTTCCCGATGTAGGTACTAAGTCCATTCCTTCTTTAATTGCTATATCTATGTCCTTTCCTATGTCATAATCCATCTTTTTTATGATCTTATAACCCCTTGCAATTAGAAATCTTTTCATATTTTTCATACTCCAAGTCATTCCGAGAGGTTTAGGCATTTCTTTTAGTATATCTGCAATTGAAGGTAAATTTTCCATATCAGGTACTGCTCTTTTCATTCCGAAATCTTCAGGACCTAAACTTCTTCCTCTAATATTATCTGAGTCGTTCATATTTATTAATTTATTCCCACTTATTAGGCCTTTATAAGCTCTCAGTTACAGAATTATATAGGTTAAAATAAAATAAGTACCACACTAATATCTCAAGTGTAGTACTTAATATTTTTATTACATTCCTGGCATCATTGGTTGTCCGGAGTTTTTACTATCTTCTGTAATATCATCAGTTACAGTACAGTTGATTAATAGTATCATACTTGCTGCTGAAATACTATTTTCTAATGCAACTCGAAGAACTTTAGCAGAATCAAGTACGCCATCTTCTACAAGATTTGATCCAATCTTACCAGTTTTTGCATTATAACCAAATCCTGGCTTTAGTACTTTGACTCTCTCGACTATAAATTCTCCACCACCATGCTTACTATTATCGGCTACTGTTTTCAAGATGATTGGAAGTGAGTTAAATACTATATCAGCACCCTCTGTTTCATTTCCATCTAGTGATTTCCAGAACGCTTTATCTTTCATAACTGCCTGTGAAGCTTTTAGATAGATATAACCACCACCTGGTACACAACCTTCTTCGATTGCACTCTTTGATGCAAGAATACTATCCTCGATTGTTTGTTTTCTGTTCTGTTTTTCAGCCTCACTTGCACCACCTGCCTTGATGATTGCAATACCTCCTGTTAAGTTAGCAAGTCTTTTCTCAAACTTAGTTTTTTCATAGTCAGTAATATCCTTACTATCTAATCTAGCTCTAAGAATATCTGCTCTTTCTTTTATAGCTCCTGGATCTCCTGCACCTTCATAGATTACGCAAGAATCTTTAGATATAACTACCTTAGATGCACTACCTAGGAAACTAGAATCAGCTTGACTTGCAGTAACACCGTTCTCTGAACAAACATGAACAGCACCAACTGCAACAGATATGTCTTCCATTAAGTTTTTCCTAGAATCACCAAAGTCGATTCCCTTAATAACACAACACTTAATGGCACCTCTTGCGACATTGAACGCTAGCATTGCATTTACTCTGTCATCAATTTCATCAACTATAAACAGAATAGGTCTACCATCTTGATTAGTTTCTTCGAAATTCTGAAGAAGTCCCATAATTTGCTTAATGCTGCTAATATTCTCGCTAGCAATAAAGACATATGGATTCTCAAGAGTACAGGTACCATCTTCTTGATTTGTTATATAAGCAGGACTAGACCAACCACGATCGATTTTCATACCTGTTGTTGTTTCAATCACAGTTTCAATACCAGATGCAACATCAGCAGTTACTAATCCATTTACTCCAACTCGTGTAAGACCTTCAACAACTAAGTTTCCTACTTCTGGATCATTATTAGCTGAGATAGTAGCAACCTTACGGATCTTCTCCATATCGCCATCTACTTTAATCGCATTATCTGCAATATATTTCTCAACCCAATTTCTTGCCTTGATCATACCAGACTTTACTTCGTTGATATTAATACCACCGTCGATGTAAAGTTGACCTCTCTTACAAAATTCCTCAATGAGAATAGAAGTTGTACTAGTACCATCACCAGAACTCTCTTCAGTTGCAAGAGCTGCTTTCTTGACAAGGTCTACTCCCATGTTCATTTCTTGATCCTTAAGCTGGATATTCTTTACAACTGTTGCACCATCTCTAGTGATTTCTGTCGTAAATCCATTTAAGTTAATTGCAACACATTTACCACTAGGTCCGAGAGTAGATTTAATTGCCTCTACTGCCTTAGATACACCTTTAATTACTTTTTCCTGTGTATCCCTACCAGTTCTTACTTTTTTGTTTTCCATTTACTTATTTTTTTTATTAATTTATTTTAAAGTATCACTAATACATCAGAGTCTAGAGCAACCAAGTATTCAGTTCCCTCATTTTTTAATAAATGTCCCATACCCGGTCGAACTAATACTATATCTCCGACTTTAATACCTTCAACTTTTTCTCCAGTGCTGATTACTTCGAAACGTTTATTAATTTCTTCCGTCTCTCCTGGAATTACTAAGCTGCCGATTTTTTCTTCAGCAACCTCCTCTTTCAACTCTTTTAATAAAATGTTAAAATTGTAAGCTTTCATTTAAATTAATTTTAAAAGTTTATAATAAATTACTCTCAATTATAAAGAACTTGGCCTCGTGTCATGTATATTTTTACCACTTCTGGAGATAATTTCGTTCAATACCCAAGTATTTTCTCCTTTTTTTGAGTACTTTATGACCTCATTTAGCTCTAAATCTATTTCATGAGTTGAGAAATTGTTCCCTGTTAGTTTATCAATATCCAGTTTAGTACAAAGAACCAAGCCTTTTGTTATTATATTGCTTGATTTTATTCTTTTAATTATTGAGTTGATTGATAGCACTTTAGTAATACCTCTACCTAATAATCTAATGTTGTAATTGAAATCACTAATCACTAAGTAACTATCATACTTACTGATAGGAGAATCTTCACAGTGATTAAATAGATACTCAATAGATTCATCTGGAGTACTTAATCTTTTAACTACTATCAAGTCGACTTCTACCTTATCGTACGGCAGAAAAGTTCGATCCATTGTTGTACGTAGCTCATTAAACACTATCCAACTGCCATTCTTTGGTATCTCGATAATAGGTAGTTTTATGAATATATCACCTGTTGAATTATTTACTAGTACTTTCATATATTAAATGTGACAGTCAATAATTGTAAATCTTGTATCATCTGGAAGGGATGTTACATAACTAACTAATTCTCTATAATATTCATCTTCACTGTTAATTATATCAACCCAATCAAATTCTTCTGATAAAACTATTCGAGTGCGTTTACTTAATAATTCATCAAGATTCAAAATATCTTTCTTTCTTGCACTATCAGTACAGTTATCACTAAGCACCCATACTTTACTATCTACTGAATAACCATAGCAAAAATTTAATCCTTTTTCACTTTTTACTAGATCTTTCAGCTTTATTAAACCTACCCATCTTCCACCTACTTCATACCAGTCCCATTCAGTAATCCCTGGCCTATATATACCATCAGAATAAACCTTTACTGTTACATCTCCCCAATAGAAAGGTGTTACTGATTCATATAAGAGATTCTTGATTTGTTTTTCGGTTTTGTTTTTAAGATTATCATAGTCTCTAACAATCAAGTAAGTCTTATAATGACTAAGAATATATTGTTTTTTGAACTTATCTGGATCTTTCTTATACGAACTAACGAGACTTTTATCAAGCTCTGTGAATTCTTTATATAGTTTATTTTCGACCTCTTCCCTAGTTTCTAGAAGTTCTCCTACACTATCAGGGCCGTATCGATCTAATAACTCCTTATAATTTTCTCCAATTACTAATACTGAAAAATGCATAGTTTGTTATTTATTATTTTCACTACTAATAAGGAAGATAAAGCCAGGTATTTCTACCCGGCTTAAATTTTATTCAATTTTTTTCAGATCTACATCATATATCTTAGATACAAATTCTGTAAGAGAACTGTAAGATGCTATATCATTCCAGACCTTTTTAATACTATCAAAAAGATCATAATAGATAATTTTAAGATCTGAGCCACAATACACTGAATTATAACCCGCAATGAAAGATTCTAATACTGACTCCTCATTGCTTAGTTTATATTCAAAATATTTACTTCCATAACAGTATCTATCTATTGCACGTGAAATATTTGGTAAACTATAATTAATGTTCTTATATGTATTTTTAGTCTCCCAAATACTCTTTATAACTAACAAAACTTCTTTTTCAGATGGTTCATATATATTAATTTTTGCATCTTTAAGTATTGTCATTATTGCTGGATTGATAGAAGGATCTGTGTAATATGGATCGCTACACAGTTCACTACCACTACTATCTTTTTTATTATCTTGGGTATTTTCACCTACAAAATCCCAATCCTCAATATCAGAATTTTTAGTTAAGTATTTATAATTGTCTTTTGTCTCCTCCATATCAATTGTTACACTTACTTTAACTGGAGAAGATGTAGATAACTTATTTATTATCTCATCTAATTTATCTGATGTTGTCTTAATAATTATTGTTCTTCTATGCATATCACTTTATTTAATTTACTATTATCATTTATGAAGTAATTAACACAGTTTTCATTTTCTGGATCTAGGTTAATTACTCCTTTATACTTAGTTGGATTAAAACCGCTTGGATAGTAGCAATGTGCATGGATAGACCTAAAACCATCTTTTGCAAAATTCTTAGCAAAAGCCTCATCCACACGCTCTATATTTTTGTTAGAATTAACTAGACTTCCTACATATTTAGGGCTCAATTGTTCCATCCACCTAATTCCACAATGAGTATTAATATAAGTTTCTCCCCTGACTTTATATATTACATACTCATTTAGTTTGTTATTCATCGCATCTAAGTAATCCCAAGACTCTAATGTTCCTAGGCTTTCAAATTCTTTAGCAGTAGTTGTTAGAAAAATATCAGGAATTAGACTATAAATACATGAGGCAGCTATCTTTCTATCTGCATTCTTTAATATTTTCCATCCTAAGTATTTTCTGAGTCTTTGTTCATGATTCCCCTCTAAGTAGTAAACATTATCTTTATCTGACTCTATTATACTATCCATTATTTTTCTACTACCACCTTTTTCTGTGCCATCTATATAATCTCCATGAAATATAGTAAGATCAAAATCATTCAAACTAGGCAAGTGATTTTGTAGTATTGACCAGTGAGAGTGAAGATCAGATACATGAAGAATTCTATCGTTTTCTTGTAACTCTTTTATATCTGACTTACAATTCCAATAATAATTAACTTCATGAAATGTCTTTATCTTATTACTAACACATAGAGATTTAAACTGATCTAGTTCTGATTTTAATTGACTCTTAGACTTAGGCTGGTATCTTTTGTCTTGATATTTTCTATTGTTGTTTATATAATCAGATGGTGCAGGGAATATTTTGTAGAAGACTGTATATCCAAAAATTCTAGCAAGTTGTTCTACTATTATTGTTGATTCATTTTCCATATCAATAACCATCATAGTACCAGTGCTTGCTTTAGAACAAATTGCACTCATATAATTACTGTATATAAGATTATCATATGAATGTACTAAATATCCCCCATCACCTTTATATTCAGGCCTAAAGAATAAAGATCTTAAGTTATTAATATCTAATAGAAAATCATTAAGACCTTCATCCTCTACCCATTTTAATTTTTCTGACTTAATGAGCCCTTTCAGTATTATAATAGACCTCACTTATTCAGGTAATTTATATTTCTGAAGCTCCTGTATCTTTGGTATAAAAGACCACATAGATTGAAGCACAGATAATACGCTAGTTGTTGCACCGGGGAGTAGTGGTGATTTATATCTTTCACAGAGTGTTCTTACAAGTCCATAGTTTACATATTCATTACTACATCTTGTAACTGCTTTTCCTGATTGTACAATTAGCGAAAATTCAACCATAGGTACAATACTCTGACTCTTTTTCAAGAAGTTAAAGAATATCGCATCTGCTGACATTGAATAATCTAAGTCTGCACTAATTTTTGTAACAAACTCAGGATTATCAAAAGTAAGAGTCGGATTCATCGCTTGACTTGATTGACAATTGAGTAGGAGAATTTTAACGCCCCTATACATAACAATACCTCTACCAGGTTCTGTACTTGTTATCATTGCTACTCCTTGTGCGAATTTTTCTTGCCAAGGTTGATTAGCTGGATTTAAGTCACTAGATCCCATTAGTGCTATTTTAATATAATCTTCAAAACCTTCAGGAATAGGTTCAGCACCGGAGATCATTGCAACATTTGGACTAAGTTGTTCCATTATGTTCAATTAATTGTTTAAAAATAAAAAGAACCGAATACTCATTTTTATTCAAAATTTTCTTCGATTCTATGTCTTTGTTTTTATACCCAATCCACTACTTTTGAGTTTTTCTTAAAGTAATTTTTTAGGTCTTCTATTCTATCTCTTTCTATCCAGATTGCAATATCCGCATAGTCAGGTGTACCATATTTTACATAAACCTGATTATAACAGTATTTTGCATTTTTTGTATTCTCCAAGTATTCACGATAAGAGTCAATTAGTAAAAAATCTCTCTTGTTCTTTATAGCTTGTAGTATATCATTTTTTCTAATATCTTCGCTATAACCTCCACTAAGATCATTTACTGGTAAGAATTCTAGATGTTTAGTGATATTTCTGAGTGATAAATTAAAAAACCTATCAATTTCCCTCATCAATGGTCTCATAAATTCTATGTTCACTGATGTCTTTGCTATTCCATTTCCCAGATCTTTTGTATCAGCATTACCTTCTGGAATTGGAAAAGCTAACATTACTGAATTAGACTCTACTTTCGAGATATTTAAGTTCTTAGGTGAATCTTTCAAGTTCTTTATCATACCACAGAAATGTGGATAATACTTCTCCAAAATATTACTGGTTAATGTAACCATAAAAATATTACCGCTTGGATCTACTTCTGAATGTATTTTCATATATTCTTTTATTTACTTGTTTTCATATATAAGAGTTATGAGCCTTTGTATCTACTACTTTTTATTATTCAGATAAGATAACAAGTCTCTATTAAATAATAATGGCTGGTAATTTATTGTAGGTTTTTCGAGAGATCTGATAAGCTTAGTTAACTCATGAAACTTAGTTTTCTGTATTTGAGGCTTTTCAAAATTTCTCATTCTAAAAACTCTAATTCCATAAGCATTCATTAAGTACTTATCTCTAGTTTCATCTGTATCATTAACTTGGTCATCATGATAATCACTATCTAATTCTACAGCAAGCTTAAGTTCTGGAAAGTAATAGTCCATCATGTAATACATTCTTTTCTGTCCATCAAGTCTTAGTGAGTTTTGGATAATAACAGGAAATTCTCTAAATATAGTAAGAGGTTCCCAGTATCCAATATTAATAATCGAATCAAATATTTTAGCTTGCATTGATCTTTTTCTTAGCTGTTTATTTCTAGTAAATCTTTTGCAACTAGATGGACTCGGATAAATTATATTCTTAAAATTACATAGTTTACCACTAAATGATAAACAGTAAACAGGGAAAGGTTGACCTATTATATCTGGAAACATAAAGGTCTCCTTATAATCAATTTCTTTTTTCTTTGCCATAATAAAATGATTAAAAATAAAGCGGGAAATTACTATAATCACTTACGGTAACTTCCCAGAAGAATAATTAACAATTATTATCAAAAATTATTTCGTATCTTTGTTAGAAAATCTAGTCAAGTAATCTTCGCCTTCAATATCTTTTAGTATTTTATGCAATTCACTTAACTGAACTAGACAATTTATACAGGTTACTATATCACTTTCCCCGTTAAATGCTAAATGTTCTTTTCTAACTATTTCTTGACCTCCTGCATATTCTGTTTGACACTGTTCTTGCCACTTTTTGTATTGAGCGACTGGTTTTCCACAGATTCCACAGTCAAGTATTTTATCTCCATCATCAAAATTAACCTCAACATTATCTCCTAAGAAAGAATGAAGTAGGTGTCTGATGTAATTCTTATACTGTCTACAACCATAAGCATTTAGTAACATTAATATTTCTTTCTGCTCTGGTACTAATAGTCCTACAATATTTCCATAGGTTTTTGTTCTGTAGGTCTGGATCTTCTCAACTAATTCCATGTGTTTCAGGTTAGTTGGGAATTGGTAGACATAAATAATATTTCTCTGATAAGCTGATAGAGGTGTTTTCTTCAGCTCCTCAATTAATTTCTCTTTTTCTAGTCCTTTAAATTGTTCTATATATTCTCCTAATTTCATAGTAAAACTTATATTAGGTCACTTAGTAGAATATCTCAGAAGGTAATAATTTAAATACCTTGCTCAAGTCTTCTTTTATCTGACCTTGTATAATATAATCTGCTTTAAAAAATCCTCTTTCTTTTGCTTCTTTATTACTCATTTTATATAATTTGTTTTTACTACATATATAAGATTTGTAGGCCTTATACTAGGTCCATTCTCCAAGGTTCTTCTTTATACATACTAAAAGTTAGGATATTTGAAAAACCTGAAATAGGCCTAGGTAACATTGAATTTAATATTTCCCAACCTACAAAATCATGGTAAAGATCTCTACCACTTGGTTGTCCAGGTCTAATAAAAGTACCTGTTGGATATCTACCATTATTTTCTTTAATACTACATAAGATAGGGTAGATTAATTCCATATCTAGATCTGATATTGTAGAGATTGACATATTTTCTTCTCCCTCTACGCCCATAACTGTAATAATTATAGTATATTCTCTGCTCATAATGAATACTTTTTCTTTAATAAGTCTTTGATAGTATTAATAAACTCTTCCTTACTTTTTGGAAGATCTGTTTTATCTATTATGGTATTCTCTACCAAAAACTTAATACCACTGAGATTATATCCGCCAATTGGATAACTATCTTTTAATAAACAATTTGCAAGATGCTTTGAGTAATAGGTTTTATTGATTATGCCATTTATTGTGTAATCAAGCAGTACTTTAGGATCTACATGATATCTTAAGATATCAGGGTTTAATTTAAGTAGATAGAAAGCATTCTCATTTAACTTTTTACCATTACTTAAGAATTTTTCTAGGCTTACTGTTTTTATAACTTTATTAACATCATTGTTATCAAAACTTATAACCTTTGCTATTTTTGTCGCAGACAGTTTCGTCTTCATCCTATTACTAACTGCTATCCCTGCATCAGAATAGTACTCTGTTACTTTGTCATCATCAAATACTCTATTATTATTTATTAGGTTTGTCAGTACCTTTTGCATATTCAATACTTCTTTTCGATCTATGACTTCTAAGAATGAATTCCTAGTATTATCTGAAACTGTTATTACTAAGTCGTCATTATTTTTTACACTTAGATCATATGTAGTATTTATAATATCTAAGGCATTAAAACTATTAAACCTATATCCACAAGAATTTCCATACATGTGTGACCAATTTTGAATTGTCTGTATAGATTCATTTAATTTTCCTAGGTAGATGAAGAATTTATCATCTCCCATTACATACAAATATCCAGGTTCAAGTTTAGTTGTCTTAGGTAATGTTTTATAGTACCCAAGTTTACAATCAAGACTCTCAGTACCACTCTCATCCTCTAACGAAATTACAGTCCTTTGTCTTGCAATTGAACCACCGATCATTTTAAGTCTATAGGTGTTATTGATATCCATACCATTTAGTCCATACTTAGAAATTTCACCAACTAATAAGTCTGCACGCATATATAGAATAACTCCCTTACCATTAGTCTTTTCAAGAAGTTCTGGGCTTTTTACTATAACACTTACAAGATCTGAATAGTATCTAAACTTATGAGGATAAAAACGTTCCTTATTATCTGGACTCGTTTTTAAGATAGATATAGTGAACCCTTTATTTCTAACAGTTACTCTATCATAGTTTACTTTATTCCTACTCATGTAATATGCAATATCATTCCTATACATTTTCTTTGTAGGACTCTCAAAGACAAAGCCGAAAATTGTATTATTCTGACTTGCCCTGTGCGATCCAACCATCCAATATGGTTGATCTATTTCATCTTTTGTTATAAAAAAATCAAGATAATACGGTATACTTATCATATCAAAATTAAGGAGTTAAGAAGAAGAAAAAAAAATAGCTGAAAGAGAGTCATATCTCCCTCAGCTTTTATATATTTTAAACTCTACAAAGATCGCCTCTGTTCTTGGCAATCATCTTCGAGAATTTATCTTTTAGTCCATGTTTATTAATGAACCTCAATATATCTTCTTCAGTTCTTGGAATTCGTCTGAGCCCCTCTAAATCTGTTATATATACAGTTGAGGCTCTTCTAACAAATTCCTCCAAGAACTCACTAATTGAAACAATCTGGGTTTTCTTTGTTTTACCATTTCTTATCATGGTAAACTCACCGTCTAATATGATATCTTTAGCGATGATTTTAAAACCTTCAGTAATATTTAGACCTTGATTAATTATTTCATCTAAAATCTTTCTCCTTGCAGTCTCGTCCACTTCCGTCTTACTAAGCTCTATGTCACTCAGTTTCTTTTTTCTCTCCGTTTCTGTATCTTTTACGGAAAACTTTGACTTAGCCCAGATTCCCAGTAGCACCAATCCCATTGATGCACCTGCGAACGTAAACGCCTGCACTTTACTAACTCTTCTCATGTTTCAATTCTTTTAAAAAATTAATACTATTTTTATATATTACATTTCTTATTTCTCTAAATAATATTGTAATCATATATGTTATACGTGTCTAGGTTTTATTGACATTTCAAGCAAACTCAAAACATCACCGTACTCCACTATAAAACTATGAGATAGTAATATAGCTTCGCTCAATCATTAGCTTCACAACTTTAGTGCTAATAGTCCCTTATGCCACTTAGAGGCTATTGAGATATGATAAGGGTCAGTGTGAGAACAGACCAAGAAACATGAGATATTATAGGTTATATTTACAACAACCATTAGTCCATTCTCACATTTATAAGGCATCTAAAGGGCAAGAAAAAAAAGATTAGATAGTTTTTATATCTAATCTAAAAAAGCGGTCTCTGTATTAAACAATGACTTTTAATTCTTCTATGTCTGTTGTTTTATTTTTAAGTGAATTCATCAAGTCATTACACTTTATTGACCTGGTGCTTACATATTTAAGCTGATAATTATTGCAATTTTTTAAGTCTAATATAATATTTCCAGACTTATCTTTGCAATAAAATAGCTTATTAATCTTAGCACCAACATATCTAAGTGTTTTATTATTTCTAGTACTAAAACAGGTATCCACTATACAATCAAAATGTTCTCTATCATTTAGGTATACAATAGCAGCCTTTTCTCCGTCTACTAATAGAATAGAGAAATTACCGCTCCCTAATTCCACCACATCTAAGTCCCATAAGTAATTAACTAAGTTATTTCCAAAGAAGACCCTTAAGTTATTACCAGTGAAATTATTAGATGGTACATAGACTTCAATAGCCTTCTCCTTAGTCCAAGAACATCTATTTCTAACTTCAATTAATAAATTATTTACTGTATTATTTAAAATTTCATTCCAACCATTTTCTTTCATACTACTTATAAGGAACTAACTATTAAAACCTTATTGTTGATATAAATAAAGGAATATGAGTGAAGAAAAAAATCAAGAACAAGAAATGATCGGATATGGTTTAAAACCAATCAAAGTTGTTTTAGACACTCCGACAGGAACAAAGGAGTTAATCTTTGAACCAACAATATGGACAGAAGGAGAAAAAAAGAAAGCAGGTGGATTAGCATGTTATGGAAATTGTTCTTATGGATGTGACCTATGCATGAAAATACCTTGTCCTTTAAATTACACCGAAGAAGATGATCCTGATATTGGGTTTGAATTCTCTGTAGCAGATATTTGTGGTGCACTTGGGGATAAAAATTGTAAATTCCTTCCAAGTAAGTATCTTAAGGATGAGTACAGATATTATCATCCTGCACCAGGAACTTTAGAGGATAATTTCCCTGAGTTTCAAGAAATATATGATTCTATCTACAAAGATGGAAAAACGTTCTTTAGTCTAGGTGAAGTAATTGATACAGTTTGTCCAGATACTTGTGACTTATACTGTAAAGATCACTCAAGGTGTACTACAGAAAACGGTATGTGTTTTTTGAAAGAGCTATTAGAAAAAAGAAATAATAGGTTCTTAAATAAGGATGGATTTAAAGATCGTAAAGATAGATCAAGTGAGCTATAGATATGAGTTACTTACCTCCAGATTATTCCGAACTTAGTAATCCCAATGAAGAGGATGAACTGTTAGAAGATTTAGACGATGACGATGATGACCTTGATGATATCGACGAAGGTGTAGAAGAAAACTACATAGAGCAAGTCGAAAGAGGTCAGGAACAATTTAACAGAGAAATTCTTACTCAAAATAACAATAATAATTATAATATGTCAGATCAACCTTGGAAATCTTTTTCGAGTGGTGGGGAGAATAAGGCCCCATGGGAAAAACCTCAACCCCAGGCGAATAATTTTGGATCGTCTTGGGGAAATAGTAGATGGGGAAGTAATTCAAATTCTTGGTCAGGTAATGGGTTTAGCTCATTTGGCCAACAACCCCAACAGACAGACTACTCAACTAATAGTAAGAAAAAAACTATCTTAGTCGTAAATGCATTAGATTGTATAGTTGAGTCTTATGATAGTAATGGAAAACCTGGTATAATACCTAGATCTATTTTCGATCTAAAGCCAAGATTTGATGTATGGGAAAGAATTGCAAGCTTTAACCCAACTTATATTTATATATTATTTCCAGCTAATGGAATAATACCGAGTATTAATGACCCAGAAGTAATTGAGGTTGCATCTAGGTATTTATCGCTATGTATCGAATCATACCTAAGAATTCCAAGACGTCACTGTACTATTGTGAAGGAGTCACTTGGCACAAATAAATTAAATAATATAATTTTACTACTAGGACCTAATATGAAAACTGATAATATTTTATACCTAGGTGTTAGGTCTGGCAGATTTGGTCTAAGTTCAGAAGATAAGGACGCGGCAGCACTAGTTAACATAGATTATATGGACTTATATAATTTGCTGTCAGGTCGTTATGAGTATGAATAATCTGCTAATATATTAGTCTAAAAATCTTATTAATGATAAAAAAATTGAAATAAAGAATGAGTAAAAAAGATTCAATTAATTTGAGAATTTTTGCGGCATTAAAAGTCTCAGAACTGAGTCAAGTGCCACTATTTTTGTTAAGTAACCCAGGGATAGGTAAAACGACCACAGTAAGATTGTTTGCCAAAGTTAGGGGTTATGAAGTAGTAGCAGTCCATGGTAACAGAATGACACCTGAAGCTATATTAGGTTATGACTGTGCACCAAATGACGTAGATAAATTTGATTCTGCGAGACACTTGAAGCCTACATGGTTCAAGAGAATATTAGAAAACAAGAAGAATGGTAAGAAGAGTTTATTATTCCTAGATGAGTTAACAACTTGTAATGAGTTTGTCCAATCTACTTTATTAAGTCTTGTATTTGATAGAGAGATTGATCAAGATAGATTACCTGATGATACATTGGTAGTAGCTGCAGGAAACTATGCAAATAATCTTAGTAATACTGCAACGATTTTACCACCAATGTTGAATCGTTTTATGCTGTATAATATTAAAATACAGCCTACAGACCTTGATGTATTCTTTAACAAGTACAAAGGTGGTGCATTAGGTAAAAGAGAAGATTATTTTGAGACTCTCTTGAAGCAGATGGAAGAGATTGATAAACAAGAGCGCCATTTCTCTGAAGAAAAAATGCTTAAGATTGGAGATACAATTGAAAGTACTTTTCTCTTAACTACAAAGATGTTAATGACATCTAATGAGAGACCTGTAGATTTATCAGTTACTGAACTACAGACTATCTACTCAGATGTAGATGGAGATAATGATCTACCAAATTTCATATCCCCTAGAAGTGCTGTATATGCAAGAGATATTACTATTGCAACATACAAGGCTTTCGGTCCAGCAGGCATACAGTCTGAAAATTACAGAAATATGATGTTTGGTCTCATTGGTATTGGTCTTAAGAGGTCAAGTAATGGAGATGTATTAAAGAGTAAAATCTCTGATGAATTCTGCAGCGCAATGGAAAGAGCTGTAACAGACTTAGAGAAATTGAATAATGACGATATTCCTAAGTATGAAGAGTTCTTTAGTGCTACTATAAATGAGCATAGAACTGAAGATGGAAAATTTGCGAAAGTAATGGATATTCCAACAATTAATGCGCTAACTAATAAGATCAGTGAAATGATAGGCGATAAGAAACTTCAGGGCATTGAAAGACCTCTTGATAAAGACTACATTAAGAGTATTTGCAACCTTTTGAAAATTTCATCAGAGACTATCAAGAATTATAAAATAAATCCAATAACAAATAATGACGAATCTAAGAAATCAATTGAAAAGATTTCATCAGACATAGTCTATTGGAACAACTTGGTTGAGTTAATGTCAAATATTACTCGACTAGTGAAGAGTTCAGAATTCAACTATGATCAGGATGCAAAGACGATCATAAAAAATACTCAAAGTGATCTGAGGACTTCAAGTTATAGAATAAAGTCTATCAGAAAAACTCGAGTGACAACTGATCCAGCTCTTGGTAACATGCTTCCAGAGCTTAAGAGTTTTGTAAAATTGGATTAATAAATTGAAAGGCCTTTGAGACTGAAATTATCTTCTCGAGGTCTTTTATTTTACTCAATTATTTTATGAGAAGAAAAGAAGAATTAGAGTTTGTAGAAAATTTTGTAAAAAGAACTTACAATAATCCTAATTGGGGAAATAACCTAAGGGAAGACTTGAAAAAACCATATAACCCAAGTAATCCTGAACTTGGCTACTCATATAAGCAAACAATTACTGATCAGGACGGTAGAATTGCTAATATATATAACGTAGTCTGTGCAGATACAGGTAATCCTGAAATAGATTATCGAGTAAAGCTTCATGAATATGGACATATTTATCTAGCACACCTGGATGGAATACATGAAGAGATAGATACTAGAATTTGTAATGTATTCAGGGATTATAGGGGTGAGCTAATAGATCTCATTAACAAAGAGTGTGGTATTAATTTTGGTGATAGATTAATAGAAAGAGTTATTGATGATCCTGTTCTCAATCATAGCCTTCATAATATTGCAATGGATATGGAGGTAAACTCTAAGGTACTAAGTACTGAGGATGTTGAGAAACTAGAGATGGAGATAACAAAGATATTACCAACAACACTGGAAGATAAACTCAAGGAAGTCTTAGATAGTACCGATGATGAAGATCTAAAAAAGAAAATAGAGGATCGACTAAATAAGATGCAGAATGAGGCAAAAATTAAGCTTATACTTCCAGAAAGATACCATACAAGTGATGGAAAACCTTTCCCAGATAAGCTTGATTATATTGAGTATCTTATCATGATCGTTAAAAATCTAGATCAGTTTGTTAAAATGCTGATAGATATTAATAATGGTGGTAATGGAGATACTAGCAATGTTAGTTCACAAGATGTAAAGGACGCACTAGGTGATGAACAAAGTGCAATGGATAATCTTGATAACTTAATGAAACGAGCTGGTATGTCTGAAGGTGATACAGATAGCTCAGCAGATTCTGACTCTGATGGAGAAGGTGGCGATGGAGAATCATCATCAAATGACTCTAGTAATTCTGGTGGTTTTAAAGGAACATCTGATAAAATAAAAGCAAGAGAAGGAACTAGAGCTGATAAATTTTCTGAACTAGAGGAAGGTTCTCACAAAGATCATGGAACTAATTCTAGAGACCTTGCTGATAGGAAGCGAGAAAAAGGAGAGATCAGAGCAGGTGGAGGTACTGGCTGCAGCTCTAATGGAGGGTCAAATGGTACTAGAGAAGTAACAAAGACAGATGAAGTTGATGAAGCTATTGACCTAGTACTTAGAAACTATAAGAGCAAGGTAGTGAAACGTGATATCAAAAGAGATATGATGTGGAACTATAATAAAGGTATTAACAGAAATATCATAGCACCTGCAATATTACCAAGGGTTACAATAAAAGAAGATCCTAAAATAGTTTACCTGATTGATATAAGTGGTTCGATGGATACTGGACTAGTTGATAGAATCCTAAACACTATTGCAAAGAAAATGAAAACAATAGGCAGGGGACTTAACTACGATATCATAAGCTGGAATACTAACTTAGGTGAACACTTGAGAGATATTAACCCAAGAAAAGGTGTACCTAGAATTTCTTATGGAGGAGGTACACGTATGGCAAAGGGAATTAAGTATTTCAGAGATAACTATGATGAATCTGCAGTACTTGTAATTATATCAGACTTTGAGGATTACTTAGAGGAGTGGAAGTATGTTGAAAAAGATATGAATAGGTATGCACTATATGGATTCAATTATGGTGCAAGAAATCCTGACATAACCTTTAAGAATATTACTGTTAGAAACTTTAATGTAAACTATAATAGGAGATGGTAGATGTGAAGAGAACCCTAGAGCACTGAATTATTACATCATTTGAAATAGTTAGAGAACATACCCTTAATAATTAAAAACTAAAAATGATTGATGCAATAAAAATTCAGAGACTTGTAGGATCTATATACAAAAACACTTTTAAAGTTTTTGAAGTCAGTAGTCCACCTGGTGAAAGTAATAGTGTCTTTGTTAGCTTAGGTATTACTACTCAGATTGAAACTATTGAAAAAATAAAGGAGATCTTAGGAAGCCTAGGTAAATATGAAACAAAGCTGATAGAGTTGGAGAGCAGAAAAAATGAGAAGGGGTTTATTAATACAATAAGTCAAAACACAAATCCTTCTCAATATAAACTCGAAGACCTACCCGCTGATTTGATGAACAGAGAAGAAGCCTATTTTGAGATTAGTAGATTACGAAGTGAAATAGATCCAGTAAATGGTAGTCTTAGTTCTATTGTAAGATGTGGAGTAGCAGTTCAGAAGTTACAAGCATTATTAGATAAACTAGACGAAACAGATAAATGGGATTCTCATATGATTCAGAAACTGGGTGATGGGAATTATAGAATATTTCACCTCTATGTTAATTACTCAAAACAAGGTGACTTAGAAAAACGAATAGGAATATTAATAAATGAAAAGGTACGGGATTAAATTTCTCGTGGCAATGTTGATTGGATTTGGTATTGGTATATATGTTGGAGAATGTATATACTCACCAAGTCCAATTAATTTCAAATCTCCAAAAATGCCAGAGAAAGAAATAAAAAAGGAGAATGACTTAATTGACTCACTGAAGAAGAAAGAGGTGAAAGTTAAGGATAGCATAATTTTTGAGAAAGGTGAAGTAATTATATTAGAGAAAAAGAAGATTATCGAGAAGAATAAAATAGACAAACTTCCCCTCGATAGTAATATAAACTTCCTGAAAATAAAATTGAGAGAATATGAACAAAACAATTAAAATCATTATAGTACTATTGTTTTTTGTTTTATCTAGTAGTGCACAAAATAAGGTAGTAATAAATGGAGATACTCTTGTTACTATTACACCAGAAAATCTTAAGACAATTAATAAGATAATAGTAGACCTGGAATATAGCAAGAAAATCCAAACTAGGCAACAGAATATTATTAAGCAAGATTCGGTACTATTGGGGGTAAAAGATTCTCTTATTTTGCAGTATAATATAAGAGAAAAAAAGAAAGAAGAATATTATATAAGCCAAGCAAGTAAGTTAATAGAAGATAATAATAAACTTAGAAAAAAAGCCAGAGTAAAATCAACTTGGCTAGGTACAATTGGTCTAGTGCTTGGTTTGTTAGTAGGTCTTATCGTGAAATAGTAAAAATTTCCACTACATAGACCAGAGACCCTTATATAAGAAGTAGAAATTCAGAAGAATATTGATATTTGTATAAAGTATTGATATTCTTTTTATTTTTTGAGAATATGATAGAAATAGTCATAAATTTTGATAGTTCTAGGAATGAGTATAAAATATATGAGCCAACAACAGATACATTAATGGCATCTAGTAACTTAACAGAAGCCCTATGTTTACTTAATAAATTCATAGAAAGTAGTGGCCTGTCAAGTATACCTAATATCCTAGAATGTCCTAATATCTCTTATCACTTAGATTCAGCAACAATGAAGGCTATGATTGAAAGTAATATAGCCCTGATTAAGAGATTACAAACAGCACCATCTGGCTTTACACAATCAAATAGAAAGTTCGGAGGGCAGACAATAGTACAACAAAAACCTAAAGATAATTTCCAGAAATCTAATAAGAATAAAACATCTATGTCATACGGTTTTTCTGGTGCTGATGGTTTTAGAAAAAGTTTTAAGAAATTTAAAGGTAATAGTAAATTTTAAAGTATATGAAATCTAAAGTAAAAATTCAAACATCTTTTGTATCACCTGTTACATTAGATTATTTCAAGAAAAACAACATTCTTCCTGTATTTATTATTAGGAATATTAAAAACTCAGAACTAATAGGTAAGTGGAGCAATACTGCAGTTCACTTTAGAGATTTTGCACCTAGTAATGAACTATTTAGAAGTAGAAGAGATGGACAGATTGATATAGACTCATACAAGAAACAATATGCACTAGAGATAACAGAAAGGACAAACTTACAAACCTTTATAGACACACTTGAATCACTTGTTGAATTATCTGGAGCAAAATCTGTAGTACTATTAAGCTATGGAAGTGATTATAATAGTTGTCATAGATCAGTACTAGGTATGATTCTGAATAGTAGTGGACTTTTAGAAAATGAAGTTAGTGAGATTAAAGTATGGAAAGAGAAATACTAACTAAGAGATCTGTAGAAGATATAGAGGAATCATTTTATAATTACTTAGAAAGCTTAGAAATATATCCAGCTAATGTAACATTTACTAGAGATTATAATGAAACACTGCTACTCTCAATAACTACACCACTAAAAGAAGACTTAGATCAGATACTGGACATCTTAGATTATAATAGTTTCTGTGATAAAAAGTGCTTTGTTGTAGTAAAAGAATATAATACTCTGATACTATATGGAATGGCACTTACTAATTTCTTAGTTAAAGTGGGCTTATGAGAGTATTAGATATATTTAGAGGGTTTATGTCTCTAAAATATAAACCAGGTGAAAAAAGGTTAGTAACACAGGATATAACATTAGGAACTTTTATATTAGGTAGATTAAAGGAAGATAAGCTCATTATTATCTACTTATACAATGGAAATAAATTTTCTATTCCTATTGAGTGGTTATCATTATTTAAACAACTTCGTATATCAAGCGGAACCGAAATATCCTATGTAAATGACTATCCCAGTAATGAAGAGGAAAAATATCTTGAGACAATAATTAGAAAGTTTATAAAATTAGAGTCTCAATTAGAAAATATTGATGGAGAAAGATCTGATTTTTTAGATACACTTGCAAGTATTTGTGAACTTAAGACTCATAGATTCATAAAATACTTATCAGATGAGTTTGAAGTCGAACTGGAACCATTAAAACTAGAACAAACTAATGATGATGACTTATATCTATGAAAATTAGTATATACACGGACGGATCACACCTAGATAAATTAAATAATGGAAGACTAGGTTGTGGTGGAGTCATGATAGAAGATGAATCAAGCGGATATGGAAAACTAATTGATAGCTTTGGAACTGAACTTACACCTTCTTATATGATAAAAGAATATGGAAGTGACAAATGTAGTAACCCAACAGCTGAAATGATAGGAGTCTTATGTGCACTGAAGAAATTTAATGTTCCTAGTAATGCTAAAGAGATTGTTATTTATGCAGATTATATAGGAGTTAGAGAGTGGTGCAATAACAAGTGGAAAATAAAAGAACCATACATAAAAAAAGTAAAACAGCAAATAGATGACATAATAGGTCAGAAAAACTTAGTGGGAAAAATTAGATTTGAATGGGTAAAGGCTCATCAAAAATCTATTAATAAAGACTCATACTGGAATAATTATGTTGATCTACTTGCAAAAGGTAAGAAATAAATGGCACAAGAAGGCAGAGGTTTTTGTAAGAATAATGAAATTAGAATACCTAAGGAAAATCAACAAGGTAATATTTCATTAGATAAAGTTAGAGGTTCAAAAGTAATAATTAAATCTCTAACAATTAGTAATGGATTTAATTGGGAACCTATAAAAAATAAGGAATATACAATAAGTGATATAGCTTTCAGAATTAGTACCGATGGCAAGTGTTTTACTATTGTTAAGATTAAAGAAATTCCCGACAGAACATTCACACTTAAAGATATTGAATTTAAATTAGACTAAGATGAATGAATTAAAATTAAGCAATAGTACAAATATGGATAGTACCACAAATATAGACAATAGTGAAGAAAAATTAGTGAGAATAAACTATAGGAGTGATTTTCCACTAGCTATTAGGTTGAGTAATTTTTCTAATTTCCCTGACTATAATTTCGAACTTCGTGCTACTGTCGATAATGAAGTTAAGTCATACTGTGTTGAAAAGAAAGATGGTGTCTGTAAGAATTGTAAGATACAGGGTGATCTGTTAATTATTTTCTTCAATAATCATGGTCTTAGTACTGGTAGACTTAAGATTGAAATGATTCTATATATACCTGATTCTAACTATGCAGATGGCTTTAAGCAAGAATACTACTCAGCAACTACAAGTATTTTATTAGTTGAAGGAAATAGTGATCCAATTGATGATACTATCCCATCTACCTCAAATTCATCTGTACCTGTCGCATCTGTTCAGCTTACAGACTTAGCTAATGCAGTGAAAGATGTACAAGATAAAATAAAAGAACTACAAGCTGCTACAAATAATGGTGGAAGTATTAGTAGTGAGGTATTGGCTGGAAAACAGGATCGGATAGAAGACCTTGATACAATCCGCAGTAATTCTAGTATGGTTGCGGAAAAATTAAGCAAGGAACAGGCCGATCAGTTCTATCAGCCAAAAGGACACTACTTAACAGAACACCAAGATATTAGCAATCTCATTAGTGAATCTAGGGCGGATGAGAAGTATCAGACAAAAATCACTGACCTAGATAGAATCAGAGAAAAGGCTGGACAGGTAGATGAAAAGCTTGGTAAGGAAGAAGCAAAAGGGCTCTATCAACAAAAAGGAGAATACCTAACAAGCCATCAAGATATTAGTGGATTACTCGAAAAAACTAAGGCAGAAGAACTATATCAGCCGAAGATTAGAGACCTTGATAGTATTCGTGAGAAGGCAGGGCAGGTCGAGAGTAAGCTAAGTAAGTCTGATGCAAGTGGCCTTTATCAACCAAAAGGAGAATATTATACTAAGTCAGAGGTTGATGTAAAAATTAATAACATACCTTCAGCGACTTCTTCTCCAAGTGGTCAGATTAGCGGAGAGTTTAATCCTAGGGGTATTTGGAATAAGACGAATACTACTAAGATTGAGGCATTCGTAGATAATAAAGGCAAATTTACTAGATCTGCAAATTTTAACTCTTACTTAATACCGGCTGAGGGGATTGATAAGATAACTATTACAGGAGCAGGTGCAACAGATACAGTTCCTTGTGTATTTTCTTGTTTTAATAAATTCTTAAATCCCCTTACTAGTACTGATGCTTTCTCAATATCTAGGGCAGAGCTTGCAAAGACAACACCTACAAATTATACTTTTACTAGCTCTGATATTCCAGCAGGTACTAAGATGATAGTAGTTAGTTCTAGGGTCGTAGATAGCTTTACTGGATTTGATTTTAGTATTGAGTATGATAAGCTAAACACTACTTCTAGATATGCACAGAGCCTATCTGATTGTGATTATATGGCACCTTCATCTTCAGTACTAGCAAAAGATCTATTATTTATTAACATAACTGATCGCTTAATACAAGGTAACGTAACTATTACTGCATCAGGTTGGAATATAAACCAAGCTAGCCCTAAGAGATGTTATTGTATAATAGAGCTAGGTAGTGATATTACTGTTCATATACCATCAGGACTTAGATCTTATATTGGTGTACAAGATAAAAGTGGAGTTTATAGTTTCACACCTTGGACGACTGGTAAATACACTACTACTAAAGAAGGTAAGTACTGTTTCTTACTTAGTAAAATTGATAACACAGACCTATGGTTAACTGACCTAAGTAATTATCCACCTTTTAAATTAGAAGTAGTTGGTAAGTCGACATTAGAGGTCATTATGAATTCACTCAAGCTTCATGGAATTGATGTCTTAAGTAACAAAATTAATACTGAAACTAGTGGAAAGGATTATTCTAGGTTCGATAAAGTAATCAAGGGTGTTAATCATAGAGGTTGGACGGGTCTAGGTGCAGCACAAGATACACTAGATGCATATAAGGATTCATTTACGATGGGATTTAGGTATGTCGAAGTAGATGTACATAAGACTAGTGATGACAAGTTTATAATCGGACATAATGATGAACTTCCAAATAGACTAGTTAATCCTGAAACAGGCGCAAAGGGTAGTACAGTTAAAATAGCAGAACATACACTAGAGGAACTTAAGGCATTTAAAGATCCTAAGGGTGGAACTGTAACTGAACTATCTGAATTCTGTAAGCTGTGTAAGACTTATGGACTTCATCCTTATATTGAAATGAAGAAGCCATTTGATGAGGCAACTATGTATAAGATCTTAGATATTATTACTAGGAGTGGCCTTAACTATAACTTCACTATTATATCTTTTATTGAATGGACACTAGAATCATCTATTAAGTACGATGATAAGATTAGAGTTGGATTGATCTATGACAAAGTCCAAGATACTACAATAGATGACGTAGTGATGAGAATTAATAAGATAAAATCTAAGAGTACAAATAGAATCAATGTTTTTCTAGATGCTAACGGTCAATATTTTAAAACACCTAGTGAAGCAGTTATGACAAAATTGCTTGCTAATAAACTACCACTAGAGGTTTGGACTATGGATACTGAGGCTGATATACTTGCGCTTGATCCTTATGTATCTGGTGTAACATCTAATACAGTACATGCAGGAAAAGTGCTACAAGATAAACGATAATAATATACTATGTCATATTTTACAATTTCCGAGCTCTGTAGTTCAAGTACTGCAGTTCGGTTAAAATTAAACAATACACCACCACCGAAAATTAAGAAAAACCTAGAAGAAACAATAAAATTTCTAGACTTGATCCGTACTGAATGGGGTAAATATTGTGAAAAACATGATCTGACTAATCCATCAATCAAAGTATCAAGTGGTTATAGGAGTCCGGCAGTTAATAAAGCTGTTGGCGGTGCTTCTACATCAGCTCATCAATTTGGTTATGCAGCGGACTTACAACCAGCCAACGGTAAGCAGACAGAATTTGAGGAGTTCTTTGTGACGGTTTTCTCTAAGCTAGGTTACAAATACGATCAGATCATTGTTGAAAAAAGTAAAACATCTAGGTGGGTACATGTAGGATATAAGAAGGCCGACGGTACACAGAGAATGATGTGTTTTAATCTAAAAGTATCATAGTAAACACTTTAACTATAACTGCGCAAGGATATTTTACTGAATATATATCTTACAACAATCAAGATGAGATTCTCCAAAACGTAAGTAAATTATTCGTAGGTTGCGTTGCTAAAAAAGTAAGAATTACCAAGAATGTGCAATCAAACAAAAACGTTTACTATTATTTAGCAACTATTAAAGATAGCAAGGTGGAGTGTTTTGAGTTCGAGGAAAATAATAAAGAACACGCCTTAGATATTAACATCGTTGCTGAAAAGATACTACCCGATGTATCGCAAGACGGGCATAAGCCAAAGCTAATATTTAGGAATGTAGTTGGCAC